TCAAACCTATATTGTATCATTTCTGATATGCGATCTTCTGCATAGGTTTGTACACCAGTCCCACTTGCCATAGACAAACGGGATTGTACTCTAGTATTTAATTCTGCAAGTGTTGTCATAATAGTAATTGGGCCGGGGAGGAAGGGGAGGGCAAAACTCCCCGGCCCTTCCTACTTAGCCGTTATACTGTTCGACACCGTGAAGATCACTAGTGTCTACAGCGTAGCTGACTTCGTAAGTGATGCTAGCATCACATGGAGTGGTTACGAGGATACTTCCTCGTGAGTCTTCCGTAGTAGCAGTCTGCGGATCAGTGTCATTGCCAGCAACGAACGTAATCGGCTCGACAGTGATCGAATAGTTTGCAGCACCAGCCGTTGGAGTACCATCACCAGAGATACCAATTGCTTCGTACTTGTCAACACGACTTGTTGCTTGGTCATTGTCAGTAGTGGCTGTGTCACTATCTTTGTCAGCGACAGAAGCACTATTAGCAATAACTAGACTAAGACCAACAACATCAGTCGATCCAACAACAACAGTTGAGGTTTGAATACCTCCAGTGCCTGTCGTTACAACAGAGTTGACGCCGGTAATTTGTCCTGCGACTGGACTTGTTACAACAACGTCAGCCCCTGATGCATAACGAACTGCATCAACTTCGACAAACACTTCTACTGGGTCAATGGGGAATGATACATCGTCTTCAGTATAGGAAAGCATCTTCTCAGCCTTATACGGAAGGCCAAGTCGATCAGTCCAACCCATATCGAACGTATCACCTGTTGCACCAGCAGCGACAGCTACTTTATCAATGAAAGCAAAAGCTTTGTTTCCTTTGATAACCGTAGTACCTGAAAGTGTCATGTTCTCCTGCATTCTTGCACCAAGATAATCACGACCACTGACCGTGACTACGTGGTTAGAACCAGCAGTACCAGTCATTGTCAGGCCACGCCCATAAGTAGCATTAAGTTTGCCAGCAACTGACTCACCTACATGAGTGGATGAGCCATCAAACGTAGTTTGCCAGTCTGAACTGGTAAACGATGTTGCTGAATTGGTTGCACTTGCAGTCGCAAGAATACCGTTTGGATCAGCAGTAGACGGTGCTCCTAGCGAAATGAAGTGCCTACCTTCTACAACATCAGCAGCAAATTCCATGTTTGGAACATACTGGCTAATGCTAAGAGGGTAATTAGTAGCAATAACCTTAGTCATAACCTTTCTCCGTTAAGTAGTATGATGGACAGGTTTGACAGTGCGCTCTTTCATTTCAGACATGTCTTTAAGAGACATATCTTCAGGCTGGTCAACTACTTCGCCTGAATCCATGTCAACAAGTTCTGGAGTTGCAAGAAAGCCTTGTCGTTTCATTTCTGATTCTGTCCAGATGTGGACCGAGGCACCATGAGGAAAATATACCATCCAACCAGCGTCAACTTCTTCATCGTGGTATGTGAAACCACCAAGAAGAATAGACTGGTCATTTTTGTCAAGGATTGGTTTTCCTTTACCATCTACCTTAACATTTGGAGTGGCAATTCTCCTTTTACTGGTGCCTGGGAGTTTATGTACCTCAAACCGAGGCTTGATCTTACGTTTTGGCATCCCCTTATGCTCCATTACTCGTTGATCAAAACGGCATGTGTGCGGAAAGCTTTCCACATACACCATTGGCCTTGCCAAACAATTCTACGTCCGCTGGCATCAATCGTCCAAGGAGCAACAAGTTCCTTGACCTTCATGTTAACATGCTTGAGAACGTGGAGTCGGAGGTACTTACTGTTGACGAAGAATGCTTTGTTAACAGGACAATCTTCATCATACATCATTGGAATGTTCTGATGCTTCACACCAGAAAATCCAAGGTCCATCATCTTCTTACCAGAGTTAGATTCTGACAAGTTGATAACAACTTTGTCACGTACTGCTGTACGGTAATGTCTGTAGAGGTTACGTCCGACGAGCATAACATCAGGCTTGTCACCTTTCAGCGTCAAGTCCATCAAGATGTCGTCAAAAGCTTCCTCGATGTTGGTACTATCCAAGTTGCCATTGAAGTCATAGGCTGAAGTACGCCACTGAGTTTCATTAGCACGGTTAATGTTACCAACAGTACCAGTCGTTGGATCATCAGGAATGAGCAGTCCAAGACCTTGTGGGTCCGTGCCTGCACCTGATGCGTAGAGATATTCACTGAACTTCTCTTTGATCGACTCTTCCAAGACATCAATCTTGGCTTTCATCAATTTAAAGATCAGTGCAGCGCCTTTGTTCTCGTCTTCTTCTTGATCACTGATTACAACGGAGCCCGCGACACGCGCCCAGTTATAAGTAACAGTGTCAAACTCACTCGTCTGAGCAATTGGAAGCTCATCGAAGTATTCGTAAGACGAAATGTTAGGGTTGCGGCCTAAAGTCAGTGGGTTCGTAATTTCGTGTCCACCGTCCTCAAACTCAACACGGCCACTTGCAAAAGCCCAAGCCATCAAGGCATTGGACTTAATCGACGCAAGAATAAGTTTCTTGCGTGAACGAGTTAGTGTCGATTCAAGAACCGTGGCAATGGGAGTGCTTGCCATAGCTTAGTTCCTTGTCATGCGATACCAGCGGACCTGATTGCGTCCTTAATGATATCATCAAATGTTTCATTAACATCTGCCACTCTAGCTGTGTTAGTCGCATTACTTGGATTAACACTGCCACCATCGGGCGGTTGAGGTTGCGTATTGTTTGCACCGTTACCTTTTGCAGCGTTGTATTCTTGCTGTAAGGTTTCGAGGGACTTTGAGAAGTCTAAACCCCGTTCAGAGTAAAAACTTCTTAGTTTGAAATACGCAGCATCAAGAGACAAGGTTGGTTCTTGTTTAATGATCTGGGAGAGAGAATTATCATGTACAGCAGCATCGGGATATTGTGTATTAAAAGCAGTATATTGTTTAACGGCTTCGTCGCGTGCTGCTTGTGTGTCGGCCCTCTCTTGTTGGTCGCCTAGCAATGGTGCTAGGGATTTATTTAACATTTGCTGAACGGCTTCCATATTCATGCCGCCGCCTGCAATGTTCTCCATATTATGCCCTAAACTTTGGGCTTGTGTCAACATGTATTGCACGGTATTTGCAGGGTCTTTTTTCCAAGCCTGCATCAATTGTGCACCAGTTGTTACTTCATCAGGCGTCAGTCCATATTGTGTGCCAACATTGCCTGCCTGATTAATAGCATCAATCTGTGCTTTTGTTGTTTCTAACTCTTTACTTAATCCTTCTGCACGAGCTTTTTCTCTGTGTGCAACTTCGTAGAACCTTCTTTCTCGGCCTCCTTGAGCGATGATATTTCCATCTTTATCTTTGAGGTCTTCGGGACCACGAGTTTGTTGCTGGATAGGCTGCTGGTCAGAGCTTGTCGGAGGACTTTGTTCACTACTGGTTGCAGGTGCCGGTTCTGGACTGTCCTGCGCTTCTCTCGTATCTTCCGTACCAGTGTCCTCGCCTGAAGCCGGTTCATTGCCTTCTCCAATATTGTCAAGGATTCCTTGTTCTGTTGAAATCTCTGTGTCTTCGTCATCAATGTACATAAGTCTTCCCCTTACTGTACAGGTTGACCTTGGCTCTCTTGCTGGGCTTGCATTTGTTGCAAGGCAGCAGCCAAGGCTTCTTTAGGTGATACTCCTGATTGAATTGCAGATTGAACTTGCTGCTTGATTTCAGGAGGTAGTTGTTCCAGTAACTGTTTTAACTGCTCTGGACTAGCAGTTGAAATGTCATTAGCGCCTCCAGGTTGTCCTTCGGCTGGACCGGTTGGACCGGTTGGACCTGCTTGTCCTCCAGCACCACCTTGCGCTTGTTGTTGAATGGCTTCAGCTAGTTCTTGCCAATCCTCTTCTCTCATTGTTACTTCATCAAAAGCTTTCTCCATGACTTGCAACATGATCTTGAGGACAGGGCCGGGGGCAGCGTTAACAAACTGTCCAAGAACTTGGCCAAACTCTAGTGCTTCTTCTTTCTTTGCTTGTGATGTTGGCTTTTGTGTACTGCCGCCCATGACTTTGGATGAGATTTGTGAAATCTCTTCTGGCCCCATATTAGTCCAGCCTTGGGCTGCTTCACCAATTAGCATGGTAACTGTCTCTGGGTCCATGTTCATAAGACAGAGTTGAGCAATTCCCCAATATATATTGCCAATCCAATCCTCGATTGCATCGGACTTCTCATCAACGCGCATGTTGGAAGCCCCAACATTGGCATCAACAGCTTTTTGATTGGTATTGGTTTTGAATTGCTCTCCGC